AGGATAGATAAGTTGAGAGTGGACATGGGGGCAAACAATGGATAAAGAGATTAAACAAATAAAAATAGATTTGCAAGACATAAGAGAATCATTATATAGAATGTTAGACGAAAAATTAAGTCAGCATTCAATGAGTTATTATATTAGAGAAAAGGGTATTGGATCAAAGAGTATTCAAGATTTAAAACACAGAAGAGATAAAATGCATATTGAAAGTATAATTAAGGCATTGCAAAAAATGACATGAATGCTATCTCAAAAGAAAGATTGTTATACAATGAACTCATCCAAGAATCATGGGAACAAGGAGACTTGTACTACAAACTTTTACCATACCAAATTAAATTGTATGATAGTATTAAGGGATCTAACTCTATTAAGCATGTAATTAATTGTACTAGAAGATTTGGAAAGTCATTTATCCTTTGCTTACTTGCAATCGAACAAGCACTACAGAGCCCGAACAAACTAATAAGATTTGCGGCTCCAACTCAAAAGCAACTTAAAGAAATTATACAACCTATCATGATAGAAGTCTTGCAAGATTGCCCAGACAAGTACAAACCGACATTCAAGACTCAAGACTATAAGTATGTTTTTCCGAATGGATCCGAAATACATATTGCAGGTTGTGACAATAACAATGCGGAAAACTTAAGTGGACATAGATCCGATTTAAACCTTATTGATGAGGCAGGCAGTATTTCGGATTTGGAGTATGTCCTGAAAGATATCCTTATGCCTCAGACATTGACTACAGGAGGAAGAACGATCATTTCAAGCACTCCTCCAAGAACTCCGGCACACTACTTTCCGAGACTATGCCAAGAGGCAATATGGGGCAACTATTATAGTAAGTTTACTATTTACGACAATAAAAGCCTTAAACAAGAAACTATAGACTTGTATTGCAGTGAAGCGGGTGGAGTCAATTCAAGCACATGGAAAAGAGAATACTTATGTGAGTTTGTAGTGGATGAAATGTCTGTTGTCGTGCCTGAGTGGAACGATTGTTATATTGGCGAGATTGAACTTGATTCCTGGAGAATGTACTATCAGAATTATATCTCAATGGACATCGGAGGAAGGCACAAGACTGCTATACTCTATGGATATTATGATTTTAAAAAGTCAGTCTTACAAGTGGTCGATGAGTCAATTCTTACAGGGCAGGACACAACAACAGATTTAATTGCAAAAACTATCCAAGCCAAAGAAATTGAACTTTTCCGAGACATGACAGAACCAAGAAGGATTGCAGACAATAACAATGTGATTTTATTACAGGACATGAGTCTAATGCATGGTGTACATTTTGCTCCGACAAGTAAGGATACTTTGCTTGCAATGGTGAATGAATTACGTGTCTTTGTAGCACAGGGAAGATTGTATATCTCTGAGAAGTGCCAGGAACTTATAGGATGCATGAGGGCAGCTATTTGGAACAAGCAACGAAATCAATTTGATGTAAGTGATATGTATGGTCACTTTGACGCATTGGCTAGTTTAATTTATATGGTACGGAATATAGATCAATATTCCAATCCGATACCAATTACAAGAACGGCTTTGCCTAGTACTCATTATATTCACTTTGAGAAGGAATCAAGTGAAAGATCAAATTTAAAAAGGATGTTTAGAAGATAATGGAAACAGTAGATAAAATTCATGAAAAAAAATGGAAAGAAAGAAGAGAGTATGATACTTGGCATTCTGAACATATGAGACAAGTCCAACTTGGATGGAATGAGATACAAGCTAAGTCTATTAATTTGAGAAAGAGTCGAGTGAGAGATCAAATTTAAAAAGGATGTTTAGAAGATAATGTTAACTAAAACGAAATTAAGTTCAGACGCAACCTACTTTGCCAATCTTACAGTCGATGAGATAGGCGGAGAACTCCAAAAAAAAGTGGATGATTACTATCAGTATGTCAGGATCAATGGAATGTTGGATCTTTGGCGTAAATCATATCGTCAATATTTTAGAGCAGGGTATCACTTAGGCGATACGGTCAGAGGAGGAGATGCAGGAGAGTACTCTTTTTTGTTTGTAAATCACTATAGATCAATTCTTCAGGCAATCCTTTCTATTACAGTATCACAGAGACCGACATTCGACGCAAGGGCAATCAATAACGATTATTCAAGCCAAGCACAGACCAAACTTGCACAGGGTCTCTTAGATTACTATATGAGAGAGAAGAGACTTGAAAGATATGTTGCGGATGCGGTCGAGTTTGCAATATGGTCAGGTGAAGGCTATGTTGTTCTTAATTGGGATGTTGCTCTTGGTAGAGAATACGGAGTCGGGCAGAACAACGAACCCATTAAAGAAGGCGATATTAAATTCATGTCATGTTCTGGGATTGATATTATACGGCATCCATATTTAAGAAAGTTTGAAGATAGGCAGTATTTGATTGTAAGGGAATTCGTGAACAAGTATGAACTAGCAAAAAAGTTCCCAGACTTTGAGACAGATATTATCAACTCAGAAATGACAAGTGGATCTCTTAAGAATGACTTCCTTGATTTCTATCGGATAACGGATTCTGATTTGATTCCTCTCTATAGATTTTACCATGATAAGACTCAGTCTGTGCCAAATGGGAGATACTCAGAATTTATCGAGGGCGGAACCGTATTATTTGATAGTGACTTACCATACCCACAGATCCCAGTCTATGCCCTTCATCCCGGGTCAATCTATGCTTCTCCTTTTGGATACTCAGTATCTTTCGATATGCTTCCTATCCAAAGAGCGGTCGATGGTCTAGCGTCAACTATCCAAACCAATCAGGAAGCCTTCGGAGTACAAAACGTTTTAGTACCGAGAGGATCCAATCTTGATGTCGAGGAATTATCAGGAGGATTAAATATTGTCCAGTATGATCCTAAAATGGGCAAGCCTGAACCAATGAACTTGACTGCAACTCCTGTAGAGATATTCAACCGATACAAAGAGCTAGTTAATGAAATGGAAAGTATCTCAGGTATAAACTCAGTAGTAAGAGGAAACCCAGAGGCAAGTCTTAAGAGTGGAGCAGCTTTGGCATTGGTAGCAAGTCAAGCGATACAATTTCTACAACTTACTCAGCAAAGATATGTCCAGTTATTAGAGGATAGTGGCACGGCAATTATATCCATGTTGCAATCTTATGCCACAGTTCCCAGAGTAGCAACAATCGTCGGAAAGATGAACACGCCATACATGAAGGAATTTAGCGGAAAAGACCTAGAGAATGTACAAAGAGTTATTGTCGATATGGGAAATCCTTTGTCTAAGACCACAGCCGGAAAGATTCAAATTGCAGATACCTTGATGCAGTATGGATTCATAAAAAATCCAGACATGTATTTCAGTGTACTACAAAATGGCAGACTCGATTCAATTACTGATCCAGTGCAAAGGCAATTGATGTTAATTGCAATGGAAAACGAACAGATGCAAGATGGCATTGATCCTCCTGTATTGGTGACAGATAACCATCCTATGCATATTGTCGAACACAAGCAATTGTTAGACAGTCCAGAAGCAAGGAATAATCCTGATTTAGTGGTCGTGGTTCTTGCACATATTCAGAATCATATTAACCAGATGAGGACAGGAGATGCAGATTTATTTGCCATACTAGGAATGCAAAACTTGCCTCCAAAGACTCCCGAGAATCCATCAATTCCACAGGTATCACAGGTGGGGCAAGAAAACCCATTGGAGCAAGTGACAGGGTCCCTTCCTAACTTACCAACTAATCCGATGACAGGCGAGAGATACCAGACCCCAAGTGGAGCAAGTGCAGTACCAATATAAAATAATAAGGAAAAGAATATGGAAGAAACAAGCACAGAAGCGATTGAAAGTTCAGTCCCATCTGAAGAGATAGTACAGGAATCGGGAGAAGTAGCACAAACAACCGAGATACCATTGAGAGAAGCAAAAGTGGAAGTCAATGGTCAAGTAATGCAAATCAACGAAAGACAGTTGAAAGCACTTTGGGGGTTGCCAGAGAATGAACCATTGACCGATAAAGAATTTAAGACAATGGTTTCCTCTTACAAAGCACAAAAGACAAGTGACTTTGCAACACGGAACGCAAGACAACAAGAAAAGTTAGTCAAAGAAATTGCAGAAATGATTCAGACTAATCCTTGGCAATTACTGCAAAGAGCGGGCTATGATCCCAGACAATTGGCTGAGGAGTATCTCACGCAAGCAATCGAGGAAGACATGCTTCCAGAGAATGAGAAAGAACTCCGAAGAGTAAGACAGGAAAAGGAAGAACTCGAAAGACAGTATAAAGAAGAACTAACCAGACGAGAACAAGAGCAAATGCAGGTTGCTATTCAACAAGCACAGCAAGAGATATCTAATAGTATTATAGATGCCCTGGAAAATAGTTCTCTTCCTAAGTCTCCTGAGGTAGTCAAAAGAATTGCAAACTACATGCTAATAGCTGAACAAAAGGGAATCAATGTCAATCCAAAACAGGTCATTCCTTTGGTCGAGGAAGACTTTAGAAATCTCAATGCACAGATTCTCAAGTCACTGGATCCAACAAAAAGGATTTCCTATATTGGTGAAGACTTACTCAAGCAAATCAGACAAGACGATCTCGCAAGGCTTAAGACTAGTCAATCTCAAGCAAGTCAATCAACTCCTAAACCTAGACAATCTGCAAATAAAAAGATTACAAAGGAAGAATGGCGAAAAGAATTGGCAGAAAGAATCAAGAACTAATACTCTCATTGTTTTCCGGTACCCATTCGATCCCTCTCCCCCAGAGGGATTTTTTTTAATTTTGCTTGACAAAGAAAAATAATGTGGTAAAAATCGATTAGGTCATTATAGATCTCCTAATTAAAGCGAAAACTTACAAGTCATACTATATTACAACAAGGGTCAATTGCTGATTCGATATACCAGGACAAGAGAAGTCCCTAAAAACTCATATTAAATTTATCGAGGTATAACGATGAGTGCAAATACACTAGCCACACTAAACGGCTTTTATAAACAAATCTACGGTGACTCTTTAATCAACCTGATCCCAGAGTCTGCAAAATTCATTAAAGATGTTCCTTTTGAGAGACGTAAAAAACTAGGTGATTATTACAATGTGCCTGTTGTTCTTCAGGCTGAACAAGGCTTTACATACAATGACGGGGACGGGACTGCATTCGCTTTAAATGGTGCCTTAGCAATGGGAACTAAAAACGCACAAGTAAGAGGTGCGGAAAAAGTATTGCAATCTCAAATTTCCTACAAAGCAGCGGCGGCGGCTACTTCTAACAAAGAAGCCTTTGCAGATGCGACAAGCACTCTCTTTGAAAACATGGTTGAGTCCATGGCTAACAGATTAGAACTTTCCTCTTTCTATGGTGGATCCTCTTTGGGAAATGGTAGTGGCTCAGGTTCTTCCGGGTCTTCTTTAGGAGCTGCTACTTTCACAAGAGCAACAACTACTGTAACTGTTACAACTGCAAATAACCATGGTCTTACTACAGGCGATACTGTAAACTTTACCGATGATTCAGGTACTGGAATTACTCTTTCTACTGGAGTTATCACAGTCACAGGAGCAAAGACTTTCACAGCTACTTCTGCAAGTGGAACAAACTCCACTCCTTTGGCTTGTACAATCGGTCCATTCGTAAAGACTGCTTCAACAGCAGGATGGTACTACGTAAACAGATCACAATGGGCAACAGGCTTATGGGCAGGAAAAGTGGGAGCTGAATTGCAATTCTATCAGGATGACAATTCAACCTTGATTTCCTCCTCTACTGATTCTGTATTTACAATCTCTGCAATTGATCCAGTCTACAAAAGAATTAAAGTTACTGGAACTTCTACAGGCGTGACTGCTTTCTTAGCAATTGCAGAAGCAAACTTCGATGGTGGGATCTATGCGTATTTTAACGGAACCAAAGGGAAAGATTTCTTAGGTATAGATCAAATCATCACTACTTCAGGTTCTCTCTTTGGAATCAATAACACAACTTACTCTCTCTTTAAGGGAAATGAGTACACTGCTTCAGGTGCTTTAAGCCTTAGCCAAATTATAGCCGCAACTGAAAACGCTGTTGCTCAAGGCTTGATGGAAGATGTTTGTGCTTATGTTCCAATCAGTGCTTGGAATACACTTGCATCAACCGAAGCAGGTTTAAGACGATATGACTCTTCCTACAAGAATGGTATCGCAGAGAATGGAGTACAGTCTTTAGCTTTCTACGGAGCAAATGGAAAGATTGAGATCGAGCCGCATCCAATCGTGAAAGCAGGGGAAGTATTCATTATTCCTAAAAAGCAATTCATCCGAGTAGGTGCAACAGATGTTACTTTCCAAACTCCTGGAATGGATTCTACTGAAATATTCCTACAATTACCAAGCAATGCAGGTTATGAAGTTAGAGCTTATGCAGATCAGGCTTTACTTTGTATGGCTCCTGCTAAGTGTACAAAAGTTACAGGTTTCACTGTAGCATAACAAAATTAAACGAGAGGGAGTAAAATCCCTCTTTGCAATACATAAAGGAGAAATACATGTACGGTAAAAAATCAGGCTCTAAAATGCCAGTTAAAAAACCAATGTCTAAAAAGAAAGGTAAGTAATACGTGGCAATAACTATTGATGTCAATGGAACTCCGATAAGTTATCCACAAGCAGGAGATCCAAATTGGGCAGACGAAGCAACAGATTTTGCAGTACAAACAGCTTCGGCGTTTGGTAAGTTAGGTCTTGACATTGGAACAACTGTTGATATTCCTGGTACTCTTGACGTAACTGGAAACACTACTCTCGACGCAAATCTATCTATTGGTGGAAATGCAACCATAACGGGGAATCTTACAGCCAATGGAAATTCTAATTTAGGCAATTCATCGGGTGATACGATAGCAGTAACTGGAATATTAAACGTTGACTCAGGGGTGTTATATGTCGATCCTACTAATAACAGAGTAGGCATTAATGACACAACTCCTTCTCAGGCTTTAGATGTTACTGGAAATGTTGCAATCACAGGGAATGAAACTGTTGGCGGAACTTTAAATGTAACGGGTGCAACTACTTTGTCCAGTACTCTTGGAGTGACTGGAGATGTTGCAATTAATACCAATAAGTTTAATATTACAGCCACAAGCGGAAATACAGCAATTGCTGGAACTCTCGACGTAGCTGGTAATACTACATTAACAGGAAGATTATTAAATTCTAATGGGAGTGAATCCTTTCCTAGTTTAACTTTTTCTTCTGATACTGATAATGGATTTTATTATATTGGATCTAATAATTTTGGAATTGTAGCTGGCGGAGCAAAAGTAAGTGATATTTCAAATTTTGGAACTTTAAATGGTATTCTAGGAGTTGATTATAGAAATTTACTTCAAACCCAAATTGTTACACTAGGAACTGTTTTAACAGGGACTACTACTGTACCATATGATAATACTATTCCTCAAATAACAGAAGGAATTCAAGTTTTATCATTAAATATAACTCCAAAAAATAATTCTTCAATTTTAGAAATACAATATCAAATTATAATTTCTGCTGGGTCAGGAATGGCAGATAGATATACATCATCATTATATAAAGTTGGATCAAGTAATGCATTAATTACATCAACACAATACTTAGCAGGTCTTGAAACAGGAATATTGTCAGGTTTATTTAGGATAACATCTGGAGGAACATCACAGCAAACATTTACAATAAGAGCAGGATGTTCTACTGCTGGGACAGTTACTATCAATGGGGTGAGTGGATCACAATACTATGGCGGAACATTTAATAGTTATATGATAATAAAGGAATTTTACTAATGGAAGAATTTATAAATTATTCTTTGGTACTAACTCAAGAATATTCCAATTATTTATGGCAAATTTTAGGGAATGAATATAGTACTCTTGAATGGAATATTAATAATAATATACCAAAACCAACGAAGCAAGAACTTGATAGTAAATTTCAACAATCATTATTAAAATTTAAAAAACAAAACTGCAAAGAAGAATCAAAAAAACGTATTGCCAATTCTGATTGGTCTGTACTACCAGATGTAAACATAACCAACAAATCAGAATTTGAATCATATAGAAGTCAATTAAGAAATCTTATTATTAACCCAGTGGAAGACCCAATCTTTCCCGTAGAACCTAACCCAATATGGAGTAATTAAAAATGGAACAAAAGAAAGGTTTGTACGACAACATTCATGCTAAGAGAGAAAGAATAAAAGCAGGGTCAGGAGAAAGAATGAGATCAACTAAAAATCCAAATTCTCCCAGTGCCAAAGATTTTAAACAAGCGGCTAAGACAGCTAAAAAGAAAAAATAGGAGCAATCAAAATGCCTGGACTTATGAAAAGTGCAAAATTAAAAGCAATCATGGATATCATATCACAGATGGATGATATGGAAATGGATAGGCTCATGCCAAAAGAAGAAATGGGCATGGAAGAAATTAAGCCTGAAAAAAAAGGTTTAACAATTGTAAAACTGGAATCCGATAAAAAGCCAATGATGGAAATGGAAGAGGACGAAGGCGAAGAAGAGGAAGACGATGAAGAAGTGGATCCTTCTTCGGTTCTCGGAAGATTGCAAGCTAAAATGAAAATGAAGAAAGGCATGTAATGGATTTTACATCCACAGGGTTAATTGCACAGATTAAGAGAAGGGCATTAATCCCGACAAGTCAGAATTTATTCACAGATTCAGACTTGATTGCAATGCTAAATGAGGAATTACAAAATAGAGTCATCCCGTACATCTTAGCAGTAAGAGAAGATTATTTTCTTACGTATGACGAGTATACTCAAAATGGTAGTACTACTGAAATTGATATTCCAACAAATGCGATTGGGAACAAAATTAATCAAGTAAATATTTATACTGCAACTTCAGACGATTCTTTTTTTGCAAGCGTGCCAAGGCTGGCAGTATCGCAAATAAATGATTACTTCGGTGGATACTATATTCAAGGAAATAAGATTAAAATATTTCCTCAGCCAATCACAAGCGGACAATTAAGGGTCTATTATTATAGAAGACCATCCGAGATTGTAGCAACTTCCAGAACAGCAATCATAAGCACAGTCAACACAAATACATCAATTGTATGTACTACAAATTTACCTGCAAATATTATAACAGGATCTGAAATTGATATTGTAAGCAATAATCAACCATGGGATACTATCACAGAAAGAACAGCCGGAACCGTATCGAGTGCAACAATTAATCTCACGGATACTACAGATATTCAAGCAAACTATTATGTGGCTTCTCGTGGAGAATCTCCTTTCGCACAGATCCCACAAGATACAATCCCTTTATTGATTCAAGCGGTTGTTGTACGAATGATGGAATACATGGGAGACACTAACGGACTGCAAGCAGCATTATTGACATACGCACAAATGGAAGGCGACAATAGAAATCTTTTATCTCCTAGGGTTGACGCACAACCTAAAAAGATAAGTGCTAATAGAAGACTATCAAGATACCTTTGGAAATAACCAATGGCTCAAACTCTTAATTTAAAAATATCAGGACTTTACACTAACCCAAATCAATTTAGCGAAATACCAGAGGGAGCATTACAAAGAGCTGACAATATAGTTATAGATAAGGGATCTGTGGCAGAACCTAGAAGAGGGCAAGCGAAATACGGGCAACTCCCATCAAGTTATACAGGATCAGTCGATGCTTTGTATGACTATGGTGGAACTTTACTTGTAAGCTATAATAATAAACTAGCTAGAGACAACGGAAGTGGAACATTTACGGATTATACAGGATCTTATTCTCCTCCAACTGGACATAGAATTAAATCTACTCAGGCTAATAAAAACTTTTATTTTACCACTTCATCAAATATTAAGAAGCTATCAACAGTATCGGCTGATCCAATAAATGCAGGTGCTCCAAGAGCATTAGATGGATATTGCGAAATTGGCACTACTGGGGGATTTTTATCTAATAATAATTCCTGTGCGTATAGATTTGTTTGGGGATACAAGGACGTAAATGATAATCTAATTATCGGCTCTCCTTCTGGACGCGCTACAATAACAAACTCATCCTCAGGGGACAGAAAAATAAATATTAGATTATACGTTCCTGATACTGTGATTGTAGGTTATTTTTATCAGGCATATAGATCCGTACAAGTTGGACCAAACATAGAACCTCCAGACGACTTACAATTAGTTTACGAGGGAAATATAACTCAAGCAGAATATAATATAGGATATGTTGATTTTATTGACATTACTCCAGACGATTTAAGAGGAGCATTCCTTTATACTTCTCCTACTCAGGAAGGAATATTACAGTCAAACGATGAACCTCCTTTTTGTGTAGATGTATGTACTTATAAAAATATGACATTCTATGCAAACACCAAAGGAAGACAAAATATATTTCTTACTTTAATATCTGCAACGGGCACGGCTCCAGGAATGGTTAATGGTGATACTATTACAATAAATGGTATTACATACACGGCATCGACGGTAGGCGAAACTCCTGCAAGTGGAATATTCAAATTGACAACTGGAACGGCGGCAAGTGCAATTGCAGATACCGCAAGAAGTCTTGTTAAAGTAATTAATTTACGCCAATCGGTTATAAGTGCGTATTATATTTCAGGATTTGGAGACTTACCGGGTAAAATCTATATACAAGCAAATGATTACTCAACATCTGAATTTTATGTAACTTCGTCAAATACTACATGTTGGAACCCTGTTTTAAGTACTACGGGAACAAATAACCCAAGCACTAACGATGAGAATCCTAATAGAGTATATTTCTCAAAAGTTCAACAACCCGAAGCGGTACCACTATTAAACTATGTGGAGGCGGGCAGTAGAGGAAATGAGATACTAAGAATTATTCCTTTGAGAGATTCAGTATTTATTCTTAAAGAGGACGGTGTTTTTAGAATTATAGGAGAGGATCCAAGTTCTCTTCGGATTTCATTGTTCGACAATACGGTTGCTCTCCTTTCTCTTGAATCTGCGGTCGAGATAAATAATCAAATCTATTGTTACACAGATCAAGGCATTGCGGCAATATCCGACAATGGAGTACAGGTATTGTCAAGACCGATAGAAGACCAAACACAACAGAGAGAAATTATAAGTAATTTTTTTACGACTTCTTTTGGTGTGTCTTACGAAGTAGATCGTAAATATATATTTTATTGTAAAGCACTTGAGACAGATACTTATCCGACTGAAGCCTATGTTTATAATTTTTTTACAAACGCATGGACTAAGTATCTAAATGATAGGTCTTGCGGAATTACTTTTGATAACAGACTATACATGGGCGGAACCGATGGATACATTTACAGAGAGAGGAAAGCATTAAACTCATCCGATTATGTTGACGATTCCTATAGTATTACAATTAATTCAATTGCAGGAAATATTCTTACTCTTGCCAGTGCTACAAATATTGCAATAAATCAAATCATAAGAAAAGGGGCTGTAAGTTCTGTTATTACTGCAGTATCAGGAAATGATGTCACTATTGAAAGTGCGGTGGGATTTACTACGGGGTCGGCGACATCTTACGAGCCAATCGAATCAATAATTGAGTGGTCTCAGAATGATAGTTCC